GTCTATGTAATTTGCTGTAAATTACTGGCAACGGGAGGCATCATCTCGCCACGACCCGACCGTCATCGCCGATAATAAAGCGATTATTCTTCGTTCTCGCATCGTGCATCTTCGCATGACACTCACGGCATAACAGTTCGAGATTGCCGAAGCCCAGAGCGAGCTCGGGATTCTCGATGGTCACCGGATCCATCTCGATCTTGTGATGTACGATCTCACCCGGCCGATATATGCCGAGCTTCAGACAGTTCTCACAAAGATGGTGTACGCTTTTGCTGTACGCGTTCCTGCAGTCCTGCCATGTCTTTGAAGAATAGAACCGCCTGGCGAATGGTCTTGCCATGATCTCAGCTCCAAAAAATGCAAAAGACCGGATCGTTCCGGTCTCTGTGCTTATTAGGTGATGCTTGTCAGAACTATTCCCTTTTCCTGACACTAACATAGTATCATATCAAAAAGTGCCATTCAATGACATCTTGTGCCATGATAAGCGCCTGCTGGTGGATCCGGTGCGTCTGCCTTAGAGAATATCCCACATCATCCGCAACTTCCTGCCACGACTTCATCTCGATGTAATGCCCGAACAGAACCTGCCCGAACTCTCCCGGGATGCCACAGATCGTGTCGAATATCTTCTGCCTTGCCTCGAGTGCCTCCAGCTCTGCGTTCTGATATGCCGTCAGCTTGTCAGCAAGCCGGATCGCTTTGTTCTCCGTCGGCGTGGAGATCTTCCCGGAGCTTGGTGTTCCGTCTCCGGATCCTGCCGCCCTTATGGTGTCGATGGTCAGTTTCTCTTTCTCGTATTCAATTTTGAGCACATCGGCCCTGTGTTTCAATCGGCCGTACTGCTTCATGTATTCTTTAGCGGTCATCGTCTCTAATCTGACAGTTGTAGTTATAGTTGCAGCGGACCGGATCCTCTCCGTCACCGTCTTTTTTCTTCGGGCATGAAGCGCACAGATCCGGCTCGTCTTCGAACTCGATTTCTGCGCTCGGCCCGACAAATATTATCTTGCTCATGGAAGTCTCCTCATTATCTCGATCGTCCTGTCTACCGCCTCGCCGAGTGTCAGCTCATCCTGCATATCGATTATAGCCAGCACCTTCGACAGCGTGTTGTGCACCGGACCGACAGACTCACCGAGCCACTTAGCAAGGACCAGCGTCAACCTGTCCGCATCAATCAGCTTCATGTGTGTACTCCTTCATCACGATCGTCGGCTGTGAGTTGATGATTCGGATCAGCTGCAGGATCGTCCATGTCTGCTCGCGTCTCGTTTCGAGCAGGACCTCGACCAGATCGTCCGCATCGATGAGCCGCCTTCCGTCTGTTAGTTTAATCATTACTGTTCTCCTTAAAACCTGCGGGTAAGGATTTGCACCCTACATGAGCCGATATCTGCTCGGATTAGTGCGGACTCGAACCGCTTGCCTCTACCCTACCTTATGTTTTTAACATCGAGGCATCTCCCACATTCTCCGCGTCTACCTATTCCGCCACCACAGGATGTCTATTCCATCTTTGCACCGCAGATCGGACAGTATTTGTAATACTTCGCGGACTCACTGAGCCATTCGGTCCCGCACTCGCTGCAGAAAACGGCGCCGTCTGTACTCGCTTCTATCCACCGCCCACGCTTCGGCTCTGCGGATGGCAACTCGGAAATCAACCCGATAATATCACCCTTAAACGCCTCAAGAAGCTTCTGTGCCCATTCAGACATATAATCTGGAGCATCAATCTCGTAATTATTGAGTGCCTTAATCGCCGCCTGTCTGCTGATTGAATCATCGTTCATTGTCTTTCCTTTCTGCATCAGCACAATAGAAATCGCCCTTGTACCGCCTGTATATTCCTATTTCCCAATGTGTTGACATATATCCGTGTTTCATCGCCATGCAATAACCGAATGGGCTGTCCTCTGACTTGTCCCACCATTTACAGTCCTTGCATCGTATGATTTCTGGCTGTGCGGATGGTAACTTCTCGATTCTGTCTCTGACTTCCGTCAGAACGTTCAAAGGGTCTGTGTAACTCGGCTCGAACCAAGTCGCATCAATCGCCGCTTGTCTACTGATTGAATCATCCATCCTGTTCACCTCTCATATCTGCTCCGCAGTTTGGGCAGTAGTTCCATTTGTCTTTTGAATTACTTTGTTCAAATGGCTCTCCACATTCGTCACAAAATATAATATTGGGGTATGCTTTAGTTCGCTTCCACCGCCCTGTCTTCGGCTCGACTGTCGGTGCATTATCAATAACAACCATCACATCGTGCGTCTTTTGGTATGGATTTAAATTCGTATCGAAGACTGGTTCGGTTTCCATCACAGCATCTTTCAGTGCATCCGCGTCAATCAGTCTCATCTTCGTCCTCCTCATCTTCTCCTAAGTGTGCCTTGATACAAGCGTCACACTGTGCTTTACTCTCCGAGATCGTGCAGCCCCTGCAGAAGCTCCACTCGTACTCGTCGAACGGCTCTCCGTCTGTGTACCAGCTCATTCTTCTTCCTCCATCTTCGCGCCGCAATAAGGGCAGTACGGGAGCTTTAGTGTGATAACCATCACCTGCCCGTCCTTTCTCGCACGAGTGAACCCGCAAGCGGAGCATTCTAAAGCCGGAAAGCCGTTTATATACAAACGCTGCGGCCCCTCGTATCCAGCAGTTTCAAGCGGCACCCATTTCCCCACCGTTTCTTTAACATCAAGATCTTTCATAACTTTTCGAACAGCGCTTTTTACCGCCGCTGTCATCTTATCCTCAATACTCTTCATGACTCATCCTCCTCCATCTTCTGCATCTCCGTTATAAGTCCGTGACGAGCCGCCGCAGGAAGATCTCTCCACGTCCTGAGCACCTTCGTCAGAGACCCGAGCATATCCACGAAAGCCTGCATCGATTCGCCCAGACTGTGCTCGAAGGCGCGCTCGTTCTCCCAGGAAAGACCCTTGATTCGGTCAATATTGTCCGCCGATATGTTCAGCTCCTTGATAGCGTCTAAAAACAGTTCCATTTCGTTCATCGTGTTTCCTCCTTCTCCCACGCTTTCTCTCTGATCGCCCTATAAACCGATGACAGGTCGCACCGCTTCTCATCGGCTATCTTTGCAGCGGACCACCCCGCACGATGGAGCGCTCCGATTTTGCCGTAATCGAGACGGACCCTGCGCTTTTTCGGTGCGGCCTTCTTCGGCTTCGGCTCCGGCGCGGAAGGTTTCTCTTTCTCTTCTGCCGTAACCTCAGGCATTGTCTCTTCGACGTGCCGATCTTCTTCAGGTATCGGCTGTACTTTCTCCGCTAAGTCGAGCAGTCTCTCCTCTTCAAGTACGAACTTAATGATCGCCTTGACCTCGTCATGTGTATAAGTCATCATCTTCCTCCTCGATCTCGACTTTAACATATTTGCTACGATGCCCCCGCTCTTTCGCATGAGACACCCCTGAGTAGATCGCGTTCACGCTGACCCCGCAGTGCCTCGCCAGATCTTCAGCCCTGTCGAACAGTGCGATCGGCAGCCTGAGCCGGTCCATCGTCACAAGCATCCAGATGTACCTCTTCATTCTTTCAATTCCCCGTCGCCCACCAGCGGAATGTGGACGGTGCTATGCCGAGAGTCCTGGCCGCTTCTGCAGCTGAGACCCCCCCACTTTTCCAAAGCTCCGCGAAGTAGTCCAACATCTCAGGCCGTTCCTTCTTGGGCCTTCCGAACTTCACGCCGCGAGCTCGTGCCGCTTCTATTCCCTGGCGCTGTCTTTCCTTGATCGCCTCGCGCTCCGTCTGTGCCACGAAGCTCAGAATCTGCAGGACCATGTCCGAGACGAAGGTGCCGAGCAGGTCCTTCCCGATCCGAGTGTCCAGAAGCGGCATGTCTAATACCACGATGTCCGCGCCCTTGCTCTTCGTGATTCGTCTCCACTGCTCCATGATCTCCTCGTAGTTCCTGCCGAGCCGGTCGATGCTCTCAATGAAGAGCGTGTCCCCTTTTCTCAGCCTCCGGACGAGCCTCTTATACTCAGGCCGGTTGAAGTCCTTGCCGGAGCACTTGTCCACGAAGATCCGATCCGGCTGTTCTTTCCGGAGCTCCACAAGCTGTCTCGCTTCGTTCTGGTCGCTGTGAGAGACTCGCGCGTATCCATAGATTGCCATAACGCCCTCCTATCGAAGCAGGTCCTCCACAGTGCAGTCGAACAGCTCGCACAGGCATATCACCTCGAGCAGATCCGGACGGCCCTTTCTCCAGGAGTTCAGCCTGTAGTACTCGATCCCGATCGCGTTCGTGACGGCCCTCATGGTCATCCGCTTCTTCCCTGCCTCAATCTGACAGTTCTTATAAAAGTGATCCAGTCTGTACCTCATGACGCATCCTCCTCATAGTTCGGGATCCCCCACTTCTTCCGAGTCGCCTCGAGCTGGTCCTTATGTTCCTCGAGCCACTTCGCATCCAGGGCCGCCTCCCGTCTCTTCTGTTCTTCCTTCGCCTTCCGTGCGCGTTCCTTCCGAGCCGCCTCGTCTTGTTCCTGAGCGGCCTGGCCTGTAAGCGGAGCCGCCAGGTATTCCTCGAAGTGTTCTCCGAAGAGTGTCGACGGTCTCAGGTACGGCCTCATCTTATCGTCTCCCATCCACTCCGCGCACTTCTTGTCGATGACGGTCCGGATGTCTGCCTCAGTATAGCCTGCTGACAGAAGCGAGCCGATCAGTTCCAGATTCGTGTCGGTCTGGTCGTAACAGCTCCCCGTCTTCTTGTTAAGATACTCGAGAGAGGAGGAGGAGATCTCGGCGGTTCTGTCCGCCTTTTTATTTTCCTTTTCCTTTTTTTTTTCTTTTTCTTTTTCTTTTTTATTGGTATCGTTCGTATACGTTCGTATACGATCGTATACGTTCGTATCCTCTTTTTGCTCCCATCTCTTCCGGACGTTCTCGCGATTCCTCTCGCAGCGTCGATCATACTTCTCACGGTCACGATCCATCTGATGCCTGACTGGAAGAAACGCAAAGCGCAGGGCTCTCGGCAGTTTCGGCTCCGAGCCGTCAACGAAGTAGGTCATCATAGCCTTAAAGAGCACCCCTGCCTCTTCGTCCGATAGTTCTTCAAGCGTGTCTGCGAGATCTGCGTATACCAAAAACCCTTTACGTTCTGCCATTTCTTTCACCATACAATATCTTCACAATCTGCCTGCCCGTCTGCCTCTTATCACAGAACCGGACCTGCAGCGGGTACTTTGCCATCCAGGATCGAAGGACCCTGTAGACCTTTTCGCCTCTGACGACCGTGTGCGGACTCGACCAGGTGAGGAGATCCTCGACTGTCTCGACCTTGACGGACTTGCCCCGGTCCACGAAGCGGTTCTGCTCGACCAGGACGATCAGCTCCGATCCGGTGCGCTTCACACGCTCCAGCTCGCGTCTGAACCGCTCGTGATCGGCTGTGCAGTTCTTCGCCAGCTCCGCGATGTTCTGCTTTCGGTCAATAACAAGACCGGGACGGCTGTATTCCATGTAATCTCCGAAGAGCAGTTTACTCACCTCATATTCGATGCCCTGCTGCTCGAAGTACTTCAGGATCCGCCCGATCGCCTTAGGCTTTTCCCTGCTATCCACTAACATGAGCATTAGAACGGTACGTCCTCCTCAACCTGGTCGAAGGTATCAGCGACATTGTCCTTCGGTTTGGATCCGCTCTTATCGCAGAAGTCGAAGCCAGTGACTACGACAAGCCAAGCGGTTCGGTTCGGATCGTTCTTCGGCTTATAGGACTCCATGCGGCCTCTGACCATTATCTGCGAGCCCTTGAAGAAGTACTTTTCGATGACTTCGGCTCTCTTTCCGGTCATGACACAATAGAACCAGTCCGTTTCGTCTCCGTAGTCTCTGGAGACCCCCAGGCTGAAGTTGCATCTCTTGTAAGGGCCGTTCTTGCCTTCGTGTTCGGTTATCTCGGGATCGCGTCCGATGTATCCGTGCAGTACGATTTCGTTTATCATTCGTTACTCCTAATCTATATAAAGAGAGGCGGTGGAGGTTAGTTTTGAAACAGGGAATCTTAAAAGGAGTCTAAAGATGGTATCGTATCCGTTCCGCCCCGCTCTATATCGGTGTTATTGGTTTACATAATATATTTGCTTATTGCATACCTTCATGAGCTCTAAAAAGTGCTTCATGGTCGGTGTCAGCACACCAGCCTCCCACTTCGAAACTGCGGGACTGGTGACACCGAGTTCCTGCGCGAGCTGTATCTGTGACAGCCCCGCTTCGGTTCGGACCGATGTTATCAGTGGCCCGAGCCCTGATAGTGTGATTGGTGTGTGGTGGTTCATTCTGCCTCCTTGATTTCGTTAAGCTATTTTATATTCGTGGACAATATCCACCCGACTACATTTTTGTAGCCTTTTGTTATACAGCGTCTCGATTTGCTGTAGCCAGCCCTCCACAGTTCCGGAACTCACAAGGCCGTCATATCTTGCATCGTTTATTACTTTGCAGATTCTTTCGCGGTCAAGTTCTTCGAGCTGATATAAGAACATTATCGCGCCGAAAAATGTCTCTTTTCTCCCTCCCACATAATCTATGGTGTCCGAAAACCTTGAGAGGTAAAACAACACATTCTCGACATATGTCTTTTCGGATGGTGAGAGTTTGAAGCGGCCGTCGTTAACGATTATATTCTTCTGTCCACCCAGTATATATGAGCGCCCTTTGCCTATAGCTACATTGATAACCACGCTTGTTGTTAGGGCTTTAGAGTAGCGAGCAATCACTTCTTTTAACCAAATGTAGTGTTCATTATTATCTGCTACATAAGAGTCGATGTAGTTCTTTGTTGTCCAGTTTTTCTGAAAGAGATTGAGCGCCTGACACTCTTTCCTTCCAATGCCCGGCATTATAATAAACTCTACGGGCATACCGAGCTGTTTGAGAGCCATGACGCGAGACTGTCCATCGATAATCTCGAACTTTTCATTGACGAGAATTGGCTGCGGTAACCAGCCCACTTTTGTTATAGATTCCACCATCAACACGACCCTTGAGTTAGAAATATTTCTGTTCCAATCCGTGAAAACAAACTTGTCGTAGTCTGTAGTTGTGTAAATCTTTTTTTCGCTTACTTTGTACTTCATTTGTAACTCCTTTCGCGCCCTATTCGATTTACATGAACTCACTTATTTAGCTTCTTTTATCTCGTACACTTCCGGCGCCTTCAGCACTTTCGTTTGTTTGCACCAGTCGCACTTCTCGCATCGTATCGGCTCGACCTGCGCTGTCTTGATGAGGTCGAAACGCTCAATCTTCGCCTCGACGAGCTTCAGAGCCGTGTCGAGAATGTGCTGTGGTAACTGTATCAGCTTTATGTCCGGAGTCTTTTCTTTCGTTACGGCTGCTATGTAGAACGGCAGCGGTTCGGAGCGACCAGTGACGAGCTGTTCGACTTTCTGATAGACCGCGCCCTGAATGTCATAGCCCCAGTACTCGATCCATGACCGCCAGCCGTAATCCTTGTCGTAGATGTCCGAAAAGTCACGGACGCACTTCAGGTCGACGATCCTCTGCTCGTTATAGACGTCCATCTTTATCTTCCAGGGAACACCGAAGAGCTCGGCCTCCATGATGACCTGTTTGTCTCCGGTCAGATATTCCATCATGAGATTGTCGGCCATGACCCTGTCGATTATATCGTTCGCGTGTCCGAACTTTGCGAGCAGTTCTCCGTTCTTCTTGAACATCTTCGAGCCGTTACGCTCAATGAAGGCCTCCATCTCTCTGGAACCCGAGAAGAACGCGTCCACATACGAGCCGATCAGGAGCGCATCGGTCTCTTCTCGCTCGTACTTGCCCGCGACTTCAGCGAGACCAGCCGCCTCGCATCGGTCGAAAGACTTGAACTGCGACACGGACCAGTAACGCTTCATCATCTCCGGAGCGAAGTAGTTGTCTTTAGTTAGCATTTGCTTCAGCCTCCTTCTTCGCCTCCTGAGCACAATCGAAGCACAGATAACGTCCGAACTTCGTCAGTGCATTGTTCGCTATTGCCTTCGCTTTGAAAGTTTTATTGTCAACCACTTTGTCAGTTATAACTTCACCGCAGTCCTCGCAGAAGATCTCGTCCGTCTTCGGTGGATACTCTCTGACCCTCAGGCACTCCGTCACGTTTCCGAAGGCGCTGATCGTGGCCTTGTATATGCTTATCTTCTTGTTCTCCCAATCCTGCACCTTTGTGGATCCGTAAGCCTTCGAGATCGCTTTGGCGTTGGTCGTGTTGCAGATCATCGGCTTATAATCGCGTTCTTTGAAGTGCAGGGCCATCTTCTTTTCTCTGCCCTTTTCGTTCTGGACGTCATCCTTCGATACGTAGTCGATCGTGAGAATGAGATCCTTATCGTCCGGCACGTCCCAGCTCCCGAGGAAGCTCTTATCCATGAATTTGCGGAAGTCACCGCTCAGTTTCTCAGTCATTAGTCTTCCTCCTGTATCAGCTCGATAGTGACGTCGTCATCTTCGACCTGTCTCATCTTGGCCGTTATTGCAAAGGCCATCGCATCGTGTTCGTGCTTGAAGTCGTAATATTTGTAAGAGATCTTGACTCTGAATTTCATGAAAGTGGTCCTCCTTCTCTGAGTGTGTAGACGCCGTATCTCGCGCCTGTCATGCTCTTTCTGTATGTCATGTCTATGTTGTAGCCGTCTCTTCTCAGCTCCATGATTCGCCTCGGAAGAGACATGATGTTCAGCTCCATGACGGCCGTTCTTGTCGTCAGCTCTTTGTGGATTATCAGCCAGTTCAGGACTTTCTGTTTCTGTGAGTTCATATCTCGCCCTCCTTGAGAAGTTCTTGGACCTTTTCAATCTGCTCCGGCTTCAGTGATACGATCTTGTCACGCTCCACTCCGGCAAATACCACCGGGCCGACTATCACATCGAAGCCGTAAAGGAAGTTAGGAACCATCCGCCTCAGTTTGCCCTCTTCATTGCAGATCATGACGACGTCTTTGAAGACCGATACTGTCTCGATGTACCCTCCGACTCGGTTCTGCAGCGATTCGAGGCGGTTCGATATAAGCATCGTTCTCGGTGATGCTCCGGGCTGTTTTGCGACCACTCTGATCATCTCGCTCATGCCGCACCTCCGATCGCCTGGAACAGTGCCGAGAGGAACACGGTGAGGATCCACAGACCGAAGCCCGCTCCGACCATGCCCGCACACGCTCCGATGACCATCGCATTGGCGCGTCTCTTGCTGATTTCCTTGCCTCTGAAGTAGTATCTCTTCGTCTTCTTTACTCTGCTAAGCATAGCCTTACCTCCCCGCTGTTGATCATCTGAAACAGTTTGTCACAAGCTCCTTTGTCTCTGGATGTCCTGCCCATGTGTGCGTGAATGCAGTCGCCCCATTTAATTCGTTTGTCTTCCGTTCCGTCCGCCTTCTTTATAGGCTGGAACAGTGGGCAGTCCTGACAGCTGAGATTGACGCCTTTAAGCCGATACTCGTCAGTAAGGTCTTCGCACTCCTCGGTTGTCTCCGTGTAACTGATCCGTGCGATCAGTCCTTCAAAGGTGACAGTTGGATTTTTGTGCCTTAACTCATACAGCTTTGCGTTGAGCTTCTCCGTAAGAACTTGAGCCGAGTCGGATGCGACGATGGCGAACTGCTGGAAACTCTCGCGTCTCATTAAAAAAATCACCTCCTGCGTTTTTGTGCGCGTAATGGTGATTCTAACATTTAAGGCCGACTTAGTTCGGTCCCCTCCTCATATTATTCAAAAATTACCACAGATTATGATTTTAGGAATAGTTGTTGAATCACCTGTACTTATAGTAACCCCGCATTTACTATTTGTCAAACACTATTTTTCGAGATATACTGAAGTCGGAGGTGATACTATGATTTGCTTACACTGTGAAAAAAGCTTCCTCATGAAAAAGGCCGGAGTCCCCTGTCGTGACGGCTGGATCTGCAACAAGTGTTTCGAAGCTCTCGGCTTTGACCCTTCGAATCGTGAGCGCCATAAATACACGAAGTACGAAGACCTGAAGAACGGCCGCGAATATTACGAGGCCCATATGTGGGACGACACCATCAAGAGACAAAAAGAAGACATTAAGCAGGCAGCGCTCGACAGCCTTTATGTCCGCACTGGATCCGGATCCGAGCGACCAGACGTTGACGCCACCGAAGACGAGCTGAAAGTATTCGAGATCCTGCAGGATATGGTCTCCCCTTACGAGCTGAAGTTCAAACGCACATCGGACAGTTATGTCGTGGCCACTCTCGGAACGTGGCACTTCGCCCGCTTCAAGTTCTCCGATCGCACCGCGTGGATCTCGTTTCCGCCGCTGAACGGAAAGAAGAAGAACGAGCTGGACGAGCCCGAAGATGTCCGGGACCTTGCCAGGAAGATCGATGCTGCACTGGTGGTCATCGAAGAGAACTCATAACGCCTTTTACTACCTTCACATATCATCATTCAATGCACGAGAAGAGCCGAAACGTCCCCCGCTTCGGTTTTTCTCTGTTCAGTGACCAATTATGCCTATCTAAAAATAAAATCGCTTAAATCGACGATTTTCAGACACAAAAAAAGCCGAGGCAGACCGCCCCGGTGTTTTTTGCATAATAATCAATACGATTCATTACGATTGGATATATTAAGGCCCTGCGGCCCGCTTTGGAATGTAGCCGTTCACTTGCACATGACTTAATTGGAGAGATAACTTGATCGCAAGGCCCTAATATCGATATTAGATTTCTTTTAGGTAAACCGAGTTACCGGACCGAACGCATACCCAGCCGTTCAGAGACGGGCCGTAAACCCAATTACCGGACTGCTTTGTTGCGACGAAGGTCTTTCCGCTTGTCAGACCTCCGATCTTGCGGTAATTAGTGCCAGGACCGGAGCGGATGTTGCTTCCGAGCTTGGTGACGACTTTGAAGGTCTTCTTATACGCTGTCGTCCCTACTTCCGTGAGGTAGATGTTCGAGTTGTCGCGCTCGCACACCCAGCCCTTCATGCTTGTCGAGTATACCCAGTTTCCGCTGCGCTTCGATGCTTTGAAAGTGCTGTTGAAAGCAATTACTCCCACTATTGTGGTGCCAACCTGAGGAAGCGCCCTGACGTTCATGCCTCGTTTCGAGATGACCCGATACGTCTTTGAGATGGCCGTCTCGCTTGGCTTCGGTGTCGGTTTGGTGGAAGGCTTTTCCGCTGTTGCCAGTTTCGCATACATCGGTACGATATAGCCTCGAATGTATCTGCCTCCGACTGACATGACACGATAGTCGCAAGTGTGCTTCGTGCTGAAGTTGCCCTCAACCACCTTCATGACCTTTCCGTCATTGGCTGCCACGATGCCAACATGATCCGGAGCTCCTCTGTCGTCTCCGGCACCGCTGTCCTGCCAGTCGTACATAATAAGATCGCCCGGCCTCGGACTGTAATTATCATCTTCGACCCAGATGCCCATCTTCATGGCTTTGGTCATCATAACCCCGCAATTGGCCGATTCGGGGATGATAGAGTCGAAGCCACAAGCGTGAGCACACGCCGTCACAAATGCCGCGCACCATGCAGCGCTGTAAGTCATCGCCCATCCGTCCGGATACGGCTTAATACTGTTGAAGATGTCGATGATCTTCTTGTGTTTCGCATCGCCCTGCTTCGCTCCGAGATAGCTCTGAGCGTAGTGGACGAATTTTTCTCTCAGTTCATTCACCGATGCCATCGTCTTCCTCCTGCTTTCCGCCGTTCTCTATAAGCTGTTTAAAGAGCTGATGGAGACCAGTGGATGCGAGACCAGTCACAGCACCTGCCACGACCGCCTCGATTGACGCGCCATTGATTACGAAGCCGAGAACAGCTCCGAGGATGGTCACGATGGTCGGGATCCATTTGTCGTCGACGTCGTTTATCCACTTCTTGACGATGTAGCCGACGATGAGACAGGCCAAAAGGATTATAGGCACGTACATATCAGTTATGAAGTTCAGATCCATTCGAGTCTCCTTTCGTGTAAAGCGGGAGGTTTTTGGCCCTCTCGTAGTAGTTTGTCCCGGTGCCGTTACCGCCGAGAGCGTGATACGGCTCGTAAATGTTGTCGAGCTCCTCAATCTCTTCGGCCTTGATAGCGCCTCGCCTCAGGACTTTCTGTGTGAGTGAGTAAAGGTTCGTGTGGAGCGTTGACAGACTGGCCCTTTCGACTCGCTCTATCTGCTCCACAAGGGCCTCGTGCTCGGTCTTCGTTATGATAATCTCGCGAAGATCGTCTATATCGGCCTTAGTTGCGACTTCGTGCTTTTTGTCGTGGATCTGGGCCTTGTACAGGATAAACTGCCAAAGCCCGGACGATGCAAACACCGCTGCAACCGCCGTTATAATTCCGAGAAGGTTTGCGTTCATGTCATTCCTTAATTGTGATAAAAATATTGCGATACGTGTGTCCAGTTTTGCGCGTTTGTTACCTTGTAACGATGGCCCTTTATGACTGGAAGTGTAAGAGTCATGTAGTCGCCAGCTGTTCGTGATTCCACCATGCCGACATATTCTGCCGTGCTTGTTATGTCCTGAATGAACAAAACCGCGACGTTGTTTCCCATCGTAGTCATTGCGCGGCCAACAGACACGAGCGTTCCGTCTGAAGGTGCCGTCCACTCTGCATTGGTTGTCCTGAAGCTAACGGCCTCTTTTATCATGTTGCCCGATCCGGAGCCTGAGCCCGTTGCGCCAGAGCCTGAACCCGAACCACCAGCGCTTCTTCTCGGAGTTCCGAGCACGATCTGGATGTCGACCTTGTTATCTGAGTGTACCTCGTAGACCTCCATGATCTGCGCCACGTATGTCCGGTTGAGCTCTCGAACCATGAGCGAAACCGTGTCACCCAGGTCGTAGTCTTCGAGGTACTTGACGCCGTTCTGTATAACGCTGACCGTTATAGTCTGCAGCTTATAGTTGTCAAGCATGTCGATCTGAGCAGCTCTCCGCATCTGGTCCTGAATGTCAGACTGCGTTGCCGAAGTGTCACTATTCGCGCTTGAATATAGGACCTTCATCGGCATCGCACCGCCCATTGCGCTCGGGACATTGTTTGCGTTGGTCATATTAAGTGCGATGTACTTCTTTACGCCTTCAGACGTGTTGATACTGATAACGCCGCTATAAGTCGCCGCCTGTGCCGCGTCAATGTCCTGAACGACAACATATTCGGATTTTTCGGCGCTCTCGTCGAGTACATACTCAACATTGTCGACGTTGTTGTACGGTTTCCCGAAGATAACCTCGTTGCGCTTGTCCGTGCCTGTGTATGGATGGATGATAAGCCCGAGCAGCGGCCCGGTCCCGGTGTCGTTAAAATACGACCCTGCATAGAGGCCGTACCCTTCGCTGTTTAGAAGGCCGAGCAAGGCCTCCCCGCACGGTGTCCCTGCCGGATAATTGTAGCTAATCGAAGACGGGACCGTTGCGTTCACAGCCAGCGCCGCCTCGTACAGCTGCGCGTTGGTTGCCCTTACTTCCGGATCGACATATCCCGTTATCGTCGGCGGCAAGGTCTGTGTAAGGCAGTCACGCATCAAACGATTGATTTCTGTCTTAACATTGGCCGCACCGCTTGCCATGTATGCCTTGTCCTTCCAAAGCGCGCCCCAATTCAGCAGCGCCTCGATGAAGTAGCCGGACAGCGTTACGAAGTCGCCCTCTGTCTTCTGCTCGTAGACGACCTTTTGAACGATGCCTGTCTCTGGCCGTCCGCTGTTCTGGATGTACTTCGCTCTCCTGTCGTACTTGTCGGCTGGCATATAGAGCGAGAACTCTCCAAAGCCGTTGAACTTTCGGTTCCACTGGAGCTCTATGAAGCCCGGATTTGCATCGATTCTTGTCCCGTTCTGGTCGAAAATCGTTATCATACCCCGAGCCACCTTTCTGTGTATTTAACGGTCACATCAAATGTCGAGTTGCCTGGATGCGAAGTTATTACGAACGTATTCGTTCCCGGATTGATCCAGAAGCCGTCGAAGATTGGCTGAGCCGCGTATGCCGGGAGCGGGTATGGATTCGCGCCGTTAATATAGACCATCGCTGTGCTTGTGTCTATCGTGACAATATCGTTAGGCTGGAAGGTGTACTGGCTCGGCGGGTATATGTCCGACTGTTCGCCGTTAACTGTCATGTATAGTATGTACGAGACCGCACCTTTGACCTTTATATCTACGATAAAGCGGCTCCTGGTCTCTGATGCTCCGGTGACAGTCCACGTTGTTGCGTCCGTCTCTGTCTCGGTATGTGTCGCGCCTTCAAAGTAAGCGGACGGAGCCAGAAACTGAATCGTAAAGTCCGGCTGTGGTGTGTCGGTCTGAACTGTTGGGAGACTGATCGCCGTGATCTCGCAGTCCTTCAGCGTTCTTGTAACTGGCGCGCTTGCTCCGAAGTCATCGAATGTGATGGCAAGATCGAACGAATAGTTCGGATCGAAGAAGCGCATGGCCAGTCGCCTCGCCGCGAAGACTTCAGCCGGAGTTCGGCCCTTCGCCTTCATGTGGATCTCGATTGTGCGAGCCTCCAGTCTCTTCCCGGTGATAAAGGCCCCGTCCCCGAGGCCCTTATTCGCTGTGAAGATTTCCGGGGTCGGGTATTCCAGGCCTATAAGCTCAGTAAGCCCGAAACCGATGTCGTTATTCTCATCTACACCCGTCCATCCATCGCTTCGTGTTATTGCAAGTTTGATTGGATTGTAGTTCGGCATATCGTCACCCCGCTAATCCTTGTACAATTTCCTGCTGCCTGATAGCCCGCGCCGTTTCGGCTGGCGTGCTGACCGGCTGATAAATGTTGATCGTCTGGTTGACCGACTTCGAAGACGGACCCGAAGCGGATCCGATCGAGCCGACCGACTTCGCGACTGTGCTCATTCCTGCCACCTGCATCTGAGGCGGAGTGGCGAGCATCGCGTTAACCGTGCCGTCCACGAAGGCCTGAGCGTCTTTCTCGACCGCTCCGAGGCTCTCCGTCAGTCCGACCCCGACTCCGAGACCGAGGTTCTTACCAATGAGGTCTCGAGTCAGTTTTGACGGAGATGCGATCTTTCCGGCTTTCTTTGCGGCCGCTACAGCATCGACAACCAGCTGTATGGCTGCATTGATCGCCTGCCAGTCGTTCTGTGAGATGCCTCGTGCGACACCTTCCGCGAAAGATTTGCCGAGATTGGCGCCGTCTGTTCCGGCCGTGCTCGCCGTGTTGGTCATCGTGGTTCCGACTTCTTTGATATTGCCCGATGCCGCATCTGCGTACTTGTCGAGTTCGGTCATCAGCCCCGTCTGCTTCGCCTGGAGCTGACTCTCGGTGCTGTCGAGATCTTTGATCTTCGCGATCAGATAGTTCTGCTGGTCGATATTGCCCTCAGCGATCGCCTTTTCGAGCTCCGCGTTCGCCTGCTTCTTCTGGGCTCTTATGTCGTCTAATTCCATCTCGGTCTGAACGAGATCGTTCGCGACCTGCTGCATCTGGTTCGCATAGGCCTGTTGGATGACCTGCTGCTTATAAGCCTCGATCTTCTCGTAGATCTTGCCTGCACTCATATTGAGCTTGTCGTTCTCGGCGTCGTACTGGAGATTAAGCCCTTCGACGGATCCGTTCAGCTGGTCAACGTATGTCTTCATCAGCTGCTTGTCTGCGGCAGATTTGTTTTCCTTCTGTGACAGCTCGTCCAGCTTCTGAGCGTAGATCTCCGCTGTGGCCGCCTGTGTATAAGCGCCCTGGATCTCTTCTTCCCTGGCCTTCTTCGCTTTCTCGTACTCTCGCGTGATCTTGTTCTGCGAGAGGATAAGAGCCGCGATCCCAGCCACTGCCGCCGCCGCTCCTGCCGCGATAGCAAGGTACGGATTAGCCGCAAGTGCTGTCGCGAGTCCCTTGACTCCTGAGATGAGCTTCGGAGCGCTCTTGATCAGACTGCCGACCTTCGACCCGATCCTGCCCGCTACGGACAGAACAGGTCCCGCCGCCGCCGCAAGGAGCCCCAGCTTCGTGATGAGGTCCTTCGTCTTCGGGCTGAGCTTCTCGAACCACTGCGAGAACTTCCGAAGACCTTCGGCCGCTTTCTTCAAGATCGGAGTGAGCGTCTTTCCGAGAGCCGCGCCGACTTCATAGCCTGCCTCTTTTAGAGCGTTAAAGGCTATCTTCATCTCGTCCGGTGCGTCCAGAGTGTTCGCGAACGTCTGATCCAGGTTGCCGAGATTGTCATCGATGCTCTTTCCGAGCTCATCAAAGGCGAGCGTCCCGTTTTTGGCCGCGTTGTACATCGCCGCCCCGGTCTTCGTTCCGAAGAGCTCATACGCCGCGTTCAGCTTCTCAGTCTCCGAAGCGTTCGACTGCATCAGCGTGTCGAACTCCGTGAGGACCTGAGTGAGAGGCTTCCCTTCCGCTGTCGCATATTTCAGAGCCTTCTGCATCGCGGTCATCGACTGAGCGACATCCAGCCCGGAGACCTCCACGTCTCCCAGGAAGTTCGCCGCCTGGTAGGCATCGAGGCCCATCGCCTGGAGCTGTGCTCCGTACTTCGACATCATGCCGGTCAGCTGGTTCATGTCGATCCCGGTGCGCTGTCCGACCGCGTTCAGCACATCCAGCATCTTCCCGGCTTCGCTCGTCTCCATCCCGAAAGCCGCGAGGACCTTCTGTGTAGAGTCGACCGCATTCGATACATCCACGCCGTTGATCTGTGCGAACTTGAGGAACTGAGCAGAGAGATCTTCCAGCTCCTGCCCGGTAAGCCCGAAGCGAGTATTAACCTCACCGACCGCGTTTCCGATGTCTTCGAAGTCCGCCGGGATCTCCGTCCCGAGATTCTTGACTGACTGCTGCATCTCTGCAAGCTGGTCCCCTGTCGCTCCGGTCTTCTTAACGACCGCATCCATGCCGGCATCGACATCCTTGAACGCGACCATCGAAGCGGTCCCGACAGCCAGAAGCGGGACTGTGACCTTCTTCGTCAGATTGTCTCCGATCTCGCTGACTTTCTTCCCGACCTTGTCGAACTGCTTCGAAAGATTGTCGAGCTTAGAGTTAGCAAGCGCGTCCTGCTGTGCCTTGAGCTTCTTGAGTTCCTGCTCTGTGGCGATGATTTCGCGCTTCAGGTTGTTATACTGTTCGCTGTTCTCATCGACACCTGCGGCCTTCATCTCCTTCGCTGCCTTGTTCAGCTCCTTCAGCCTTTCCTCAGTGTCGCCGATCGCTTTACTGAGGAGCTCCTGTTTCTGACGAAGGAGTTCCGTGTTCTTCGGATCCATCTTCAGGAGCTTATTGACATCCCTGAGCTGTTGCTGTGTCTGCTTCAGGCTCTTATCGAGTCCCGAAAGCGCCTTTGTCAGTTTGGTGGTATCGCCGCCGATTTCTATTGTTATGCCTTTAATTCGTCCGGCCATATCTTCTCCTAAAATCTGTCAAAGTCTGCCTGAGTCGGCAGGTCTCTATATTCGTGACTGTCGTTTGACCGTTCTGCGAGCATATCGAGGACAAAACCCTCTTCAAGCTCTTCCATGTCCTTTATCGACAGTCCTAACTGAATGGCCCTCAGCATAAAAAGCGCCGTGTTCATTTGACGTTCTGAGGGCCGTCCTGGTTTTTTACTTCACTAAGACCTTTCTGATTCGACTGGTAAATGGCGACAATGTCGAGCGCTGACTCGAGGATCTCTCCGGATCCAAACCCCTCAAGCCAGTCAAAGAAGTCATCGATGCTCGCTTTGTCGGATCTCTTTTCGGCCTGTGTCGCCATTACATAGGCGAGCTTCTCAAATAGTGCAGCCTGAGCTCCGGCGGAACTGTCTGTCACGCTCTGAAGCTCGTTCATGAGATCCTCACCGAATACCTGCCTGTATCGGTACTTGGTCAGAGCGTTGGCAAGGAGGTTGACCTCCCTGCCGCTGCTTGTCTTGATTACGCCGTAAGCCATGATACTAGAAAGTCGGAGCTGTTACAGCGGTAAACCACGCGTCATATGCAGCCTCTGCTGTCTCTGCTGTGGTCTTCGATTTGACGATGTTGCGATCCGAGAACTTGACGGTCGATGCTGTGATCGTCATAGTCTCTGTGACCGGTGTAGTTGTGTCTTCCTTAGTCTGGGAAGCAACAGACGGTCTTGTCGCTGTGCAGTTGTAGAAGACGTGGCGTGTACCCTTTTCGTCGCCTTCGAACTGGAACAGAAGCGCGAAGTGTCCGAGCTGAGCGTCTGCATCTTCAACGAGGAGATGAGCTGTGTCCTCGACCTCACCGAAGAGTATCTTTCTGATAGCGTCAGGGATAACAGCAAGCTCGAGGTCTCCTTCGTAGCCCGTGTTTGTACTAACCATGTAGTAGACGATGTTGTCCGCATAGAACGGAGAAGCCTCGCCCTGTGGCTCCATGCTGAGGTTTACGGCTCCCGGAACGGCTACCGGTGTGGTGTATGTCGCTGTTCCATCTGCCGCGATAGTGGCCGAAGCGATGTATACGTTGCTCAGACCGTATTTGATCTTGTTTGCCATGTTGGCCTCCTTAAATCGAATAATAAATAACAAAGACGCCCTCATCCTCGATGTAGACGTCTTCGCTCTTGTCGTACAGATAGCCGTTGTCGAGCAGTAACGCCTCGATCCGGGCTTCCATTGTTTCGTCTTTTTCTGTGAAGTAATACTCGATCCTGTACTCGTTTTCGCTGTGGAAGTATGTGTTGTCCGCCGCGAAGTTGTTCTGGCCGTTGCCGAGATACACGAGGTACGGAGGATCGGACGGGACCTGGTCTCCTCTGAAGTGCGAATAAGCGCATGGAATACCAAGCCCCGTCTGTGGATCTGTCAGTATTTCGTATAGTGTCATTTGTTCAGCTCCTTCTCGAACTCTTTCGGAGTTTCGTCAACGACCCACTCTTCGACTTTTCCGATATGTGGATGCGGAGGAGTGCGATCGTATGTCCCCTTTTTATTTCGGGTAACGTGGCCGTGTTCGAGCAGATGTGTTCTCCAGCCGTAACGCTTGTTATAAATCGTCACGACCTTGTTACCGATTCGTGGCTGTTTGGTCTCTTTGCCCCAGCTTCTGGCATACTTGCCGCTGCCTGGTCTCTTTGGGCTGGTGTCCTTTAGCCTTCGAATAGCTTCTTTCGAGATTTTGTCGATGCTGTCGTTCATGGCGTCAATGACTTCCGAGTCGAACTCCTTGAGCACCGCCTTCATCTGGCTCGTCAAATCCTTAGCCATTGTTGACCTTCTCCTCACACACCAGCGAGATTCCGTCCCGCTGCGCGTTCCAGTCGGTTCGGACGACTGTGTACTCTTTTCCCTGGAACTCGACGACCTTCTCGCCGTCATAGTCCGCCCGATTCGTCATGAAGAACGTGATGGACGGCTTGATTCCGAGATTGGCCGCGTTGTAGAACTCCGAAGCGTACACGCCCCGAGGCTGAACAAAGACGAGTTTGGTCGTTTCGTTCGTGATTGGGTTCCCGTACTCGTCTCTGCCGCTTGTCGTGTAGCTCTTCAGTGTAGCGACTGCATCATACATCCGAACCACTCCAGTCTGTATAGCCCGTGGCGTTCGACAGCTGGGCCTTCTGCTCGTCATAGGACGCCTTCAGTCTGTCGTAGTCTTCAGGCAGTCCGAAGCTCATCTTACAGAACGTGATGATCGCCCTTGTTACGAGCGCATCCAGCTCTGCCGGAACTATGACCCCCGCGATGCCGAGATCCAGCTGTGCCGCCCCGATCAGATCCGTCAGCTCCGAGTCGAAGCTGTTCGTCACTATTCGAAGTGCCATTTTTACTTTCTCAAGCATAACTTCACCTCATAATGAAGCGGCCCCGTTACAGAGCCGCTTCGATTGTTTCAATTATTGCCGCCTTTTTTTGGCGCGAAGAGACGCCCTCGATGCCGTTGTCCGCTGCATACTCAAGCAAGCGGGCCTTCGTCATCGTGGACAGGTCGGCTCTGTTCTCTCCGCTGTCTATTTTCCCGGAGCTCCGATAGTCACGAACATCCCCGGCTGTACGACCCTTACGGCCGCGTAAAGTCTTCCGACTACCTTGATAAGATCCCTCTCGGCAAGGCTGTATTCGTCATATACGAAGCGGACCGCGTCGCCCTCAGGCATGTTAGCCTGTACGCCTGCAAGGTCTCCGATGATGGCGCCGTTCCATACATTTTCGTTGTCGAGACTGATGCCCTTCTGTATAACTGTCATGCCCTGGAACGGATCGTAAGCATAGCCCGCGGAGAGTGCGGCCTTCTTTACGCTTGCGATGGTGGCGCCGCTTGCGATGAAGACGAGGTCTCTTGCGTCGTTTCCGAGAAGTGCCATTGCGTCGAGGATCTTCTCTGCGGTGACCGGCCCTTCTACGTTAGGAACGCCGACGCCGTTCGCTGAGCTTTCTGCTGGTGCAGAGGCTATAAGGTTAAGCGCCCACTCTGCAGCGTACTTGATGATCTGATATGTGATCTCGTCATAGATGTACGCGAGGAACTCTTCGGAGCCGAGTGCCATTACTTCAGTTGAGAAAGTGATCCATTTTTTGATTGTGGCCGGGACCATTGTCACGATTCCGAGGGTCAGGACTTCCTCTGTCGGCGCTGCTGTTCCTTCCTGGTGTCCAGTCGCACCTGTTGCGCTGATCTCAAATCCGACCTTAAGGTTGCCGCGCACATATGTTTTGCGGATTCTTCTCCAGACTTCGTCGTTCTCCCATGCTGTGCGGACCCTTGCCTCAATGAACTCCGGAACCGGAACGGTGCCGCCGCTTATGTTCTCTGTCAGGAGCGCCCTGCACTCTGCGTCCTTGCCTGTCTTGATGTATTTTGCGAACGCATCGATGTATTCTTTGCTGTTTCTAATCTCTTTGTTTGTCATCTTTTCAGATTCCTTTCTAACTTCTACCGGCTTACCTGCTCCGCTCTTGACGGCTTCGGCTGCCTGCTTTCTTTCTTCAATCTCGAGGTCGAGAGCTTTCTTTCTCTCCTCGATGATTTCAAGCTCAGCATTAAGAGTCTCGATGACTTCAGCATCGGCTTCGTCTGTTTCGACTGCGATAGCCGCTTTTCTTTCTTCGAGTTCCTCAAAGCCGAGCGTCATGATTTCTTCTCTGGTCATTTTTCAATGCCTCCCAATGCTCTGGCTTTAACTTCTGCCCTTCTCTTTTCCAGCGCCTCTCGTTTCTCTTCCTCAAGTCGCTCCGCCTGTATCCTCTCGATCACTCCGTCGGTCAGATTTCCAATGGATCTCGTCACAGCATCCGCCGCGATCGATGTGCCTCCATTGGCTGGAATCGAAACTGCTGAAACATCAAAGAGCTTGGCCACGGACGTGATCCGTCTTGTGTAGATCCAGATGCCGTCCTCGTTCTTCTCTCGTTCTTCGGTGTCGCCGTTAACGATGAAGCCGAAGCTCATCTTGTCCGTGTAGCCTCCGGCGATCTCTTCGTAGAGCCCGCGTCCGAGCTCAGTGCCTCCGAGATCCGCCTCTATGTACAAGCCCTTTTCGTCCGGATGGACTTCAAGAGTCTTGTTCCTTGTTCTTGCGAAGACGCGTCCTGCATGGTCGTACTGCATGATGACATCCGACATGTCTGTCTCGTCAAAAGCGTTTCTGTCAACGACCTCCCACAGCTCGAAGCCTTCACCTTCGAAGAGCATATAAGGCTCGTCGAACGTGCTCGCATAACCAGTCACGATCTTCTTCTCATCTTCGACGCCCTCTTCTCTGACCTGGAGCGTCATGTTCCTGTATTCTCTTTCAGCCTTCACTGCCATCTTCGTCTTCCTCCTCCTGGGATGTCATCCTATCGTCCGCATTCACATATTCGCCGCGTATCACGAAAGTATCGCCCTCGACTTTCGGCCCGAGGTTCAGGATCTCACGTCCTTCTTCTTCGCTCATCACGCCGCGATCAACAAACTTCTCGACCATCGCGATCTTCTGTGTCATGGTCATGTACTGCAGCCTGTTCGCATTGGCTATCAAGTAAGACCCCTGAGCTCGTTCCCTCTCGGTGAAAAGCATCCTTGTCATCGCCTCGCTGAACTGGATCGCGAACGGCTCGATCGCACCGTCAAAGAAGCCCTCGAGCTCTTCGCCCTTCGCTTTGTTCTGGAGCACGTTCTCAGACACTCCGAAGTAATTGAACACGTTCTCGCGGATCTGCTTCATCTGCTCCGAGTCGATCGCGTATGGCTTAACGTCAATTTGCCTTATATCTTTGTAGGTATTTGGAAACAATAGGAAGCCGCCGCTCTTCGACTCTGTGCTGAGGTTCGTCTCTGTGAAGCGGGCTCTTTCCTTCGCGAGATCCGCCGCGCTCGAGAAGTTATTGAGTGTCGCCATGAACCGGAACGTCGCCGCGTTCTTGACTCCTTCTTCGATGCCCTGATTCTGGATGTGTATCAGCTGCATCGTTTCTTTGAGCGGCGCGTTACTGTCTCCGAAGAAGTCGCTCTTGTACTGGTGTTTCGTCAGGACCGCGCACTTGCTGAACTCCACCGCCGCGTACTGTCCGTGCCGGAACTCATACCTCAGCCACAGCTCGCCCTCGTACTCTGTCAGTGAGCATCGAGCCGGAAGCACCGGGAACACGCCCGTTGTGATCAGCCTTTCATCGAGGACCGGAACGATAAACGCCGTGTTCGTGACGTCCAGGATCGTCGACACCCTATACAGGAACTGTGACCACGTCTGCCACTGGTTTGGTCCGAGTGCCAGTTTGCTCTGAAGCGATGGATTAGCAGTCCCGATCGTCTCGACCTTGAGCTTGCTGATGTGCCTCGCCCTGGCATCGATCGCCGCCCTGACGATCTCGCTCTCATAGATTGCACCGCCCCAGTTCGTAAAGACTGGAGTGTAGGCCGTTAGAGTCTCGAAGAAGGCCCTCGCGCTTCTTGCCGCTTCATCTGCCTTCTTTGCCTCTTTCGGCCTGAAGATTTTGTCGAGTAAACTCATTTATTCGGCCTCCTTGTTGCCGTTAGTGAGCTGCGCCCCAATGTCGCCGAACCATTTCTGTCTGACGATAAGAGCATCGAGGACGGCAGCCATTCCGTCTATGTGCGCGGTCGGCTTGATCTTCACCAGTTTGGACCGCCCTTTTTCGGTACTGATTTTCAGCGCCGAATTGAACATATGGATTTTCATTAGGTCATTGTCTCCGATGTGGACCTTGCAGTCTTTCAGCAGTCCCTCGAGCTCGACAATGGCCGGATGGAGGTTAAACGACTGCACGACATCGTCCATGTGGAAGCCGTAACCATCCATCTGCTGCACGAAATACTGCGCGCTGTACTTGTCGTATCCGACCTTCAGCGGGTATATCTCGTACCTTTCGACTAATTCCTTGAACCAGCCGAAAACGTCGCTGTATTCGATGATATTTGCCCCTGACGGCCTTAACAGACCGCGCTGAGCATATATGTTGTACGGGACTCCATCTATCGCCGTCAGCCCCTCGATCCGCTCGGACGGAAGCCAGAACTGACTGAAGATGTAGAACTCCCCATTTCTTTCAATGACCACGCAAGCGGCCGTCAAGTCTGTCGTTCGTGACAGGTCGACTCCGCCTACGCAATAACAGCCTCGGAAGTCTTCGAGCTGAAGCGGTTCGCCCGTGGCCCGTTCGATGACCTTCGACTCGAGCCATGCCAGTGAACTGTTCTGCTTCAAGTTGCAGTACTTCGTTATAAACTCGGCCCGCTTCGATAGCGAACCCTCCGCCACCGCGATCTCCTCGAGCATGTAGTCGATCGAGACCGATCTCCCGAGATTGGGATTAGCCTTCCGAAGCTCATTGATGTCGTTCCACTGGTCGACATTGTCAATCATGTATAAAAACGGGAGCAGTTTGGTCTCTTTCGAATCACCCAACAAAAAACGAGTCGCTCGTTTGAGTAACTCGTCGTATATTGAGTCGTTTATGTAGCCGGAAGTCGTACAGCTTAAAAGGATCCCCTCAGGCCTTGCTCCCATGCCGGACTTCATGACCTCGTACTGCTTTAGTCCGGCATCACCTTCCCACGAAGCGACTTCGTCACAGATACACAGTGACGGATTGAAGCCGTCTGACTTCTTCGCGGAAAAGGCTATCTTCTTCACGGTGCTGTTCGTCCCAGGAACGGCCAGATCGCTCATCCTGTGACGCGGCAGCTCCGAGTCGTCCTTCGTTTTCATGCCTCGAGAGTCGCGCTCTCCGTAGTACTCTTTCAGCGCCTTGTATTCCGGATCCAGCGTAACCATCTGCCAGATGTCGTTATAAACAAGGTCCGCTTGCTCAAGTTTCGGAGCGATACAGAACACTCGTGATCCGTATCCTCCGCACCTGAACTCATAATCACCCAGAGCTGAAGCGAGTTTGCTCTTGCCGTTCTTCCTGCCGACAACAAGCAGCACTTCGCGGAACTGTCTCCGCCCTTCGCTGTCCACCAATCCGTAGATCGCCGAAAAGAACGCCTTCTGCCAGACCTCGAGAACCAGCGGACCCGGTGCGAGTGGGCCTTCAGTGTGGAAGCAGTGCGTTTCTATCCACTCGATGACGTCGTTCGCCTTCTTCTGGTCGAAATAGAACCGCTTTTCCTCCAGTCCCTTGATGATGTGCTCATATACGAGCCGGATCCACTTGCCGACGGTGTATTTTCCGTTCCTGATGTCCTGATAGTATGTGTATATCCAGTTATCTGAAGCCATACTCCGTCCTTGTCCGGATAACTCCTTCCAGTTTCTGTCAGAGTTATATATAATTCCTGAG